CTCATGTGGTTGTAAAATATTATAATCAATATGATAATCAAATATTTCATGTCCAAAATCATGTGCCATAATCATATCTCCACTTTTTAATATAGATGAAAACATATTAACTTCTTTAGATTTATTACCACCATCACATATAATTAATGTTTTATATTTTTTAATATTATCAAAAATAGTGTTAAAGGATTTTATTGATTCCATTTTTTCAAACCAATGACCCGCTCCTTCATGTTCTCTATTATTCCAATCAGATTTAGTAATATCAAATGTATGAAACAAAAACTGCTCAGTCACACATGCTATAGTTCCAAGATAAACAGATAAACCACCTTTTTGCGAACCTATTTCAACTACATATTTTGGATTTTCATAAGCAATGTAATTTTCTAACAATTTGAATGCAGAGAAATTTTGGGAAGCTCCTCCCCCCAAAATTCTAGTGTTTACTTGTCGCATTGAATCGCAATCTATAGAAACATTAAAACTATTTTTAGGTATAGATGTACCATGTTTGTCATTAAATATCATTATTTTTCCTCTCAATGTAAATATGTTTTTTTTCTTTATAATCACTTTCAAATTTTAAAATATTATTATCTATTGATATTAATGACATATATTCTAGGGGTTATTAAACCATTGATATGATATATTTTTATAATGTAATTGCTCTGCCAAACAACACTCTGGAATGTTACTTCTTATATAAGTATTTAGACCAAGATAAACTGAGGAATATTCCTTCATTGAATGAAGGTCACCAATAGCAAAATTGTCAGCAACAAAAGGTAAATTATAACCTTCTAAAATAAAATTATTTCTAGAAACATAATTATTTTTGTTCCATCCATTCAATCTAATATAAACATTATTTGGTATTATTTTTGGTATAATAAATTTATTTATATAAAGAGAATCAAATCTACTTCTAATAATTACATCATAATCATCAGGAACAATAGAAAAACTCTTGTATATACTATAATACATTGGAACTATATTTGCTTTTTGTGTGCATTTTAGAAAATTCCAATTAGAATTAAAATTCTCTATTTCATATTTTTTTGCTATGTTAGCGTATAATTTTTCATTGTTTTTATTTTCCACAAATCTATCAGACAAAGAATCAGATTTCCATGTATGAATAAATACATCAGCATTTAATGGTTTTACCATATTTTCCATTAAAAAAGGTGCTGTTTCATTAAAACATCGGTCAATACCAGATAAACATATAGCAATTTTCATCTAATATTTTTCCATAACAAAGGATAGTCTGTACAAACTCCCCACATTTCGGGAATATCCCCCTCTGGTTTTCCTAAGCACACCGTTACACCAAGACGAGAGTGGTTGCCAGGATACATCCATAAAAATCCATCACTGGTCAAAGTCATCTTGTCTGCTTCATGCCAGAAGCAAGTTATGCCATATGAACAGACAATCATCTCTTCAAAGGCTTCTTGATTCTTTGCATGACACCAGAGTGGCTTCCCCTGAAACCAAGAAGGTTCAACGAGATATGTCGGAGCATCATGTCCAAGAAAAAACTGATCATCAACATACCACACATCAACCTCAACATCATACCCCCGATCTAATGCCTGTTGGATATAAGTTGGATTGTTTTCACAATTGGGATTTCTGCCGTCTAGATTACCACGATGAGATATAATTGTCATTGCTTTCTACCTAGGAAAGAATTTAAATCTTCGGGAGTTCCTATTCCGTACATTCTATACACAAAGAAAGGAATCAATATTTTTCCAGACTGAATCAATTCATTATAGACGGGGGCGATATAGAACTCATTATTTACTCGTATGTTCTTCTGAATCATAGTCTCGGCAGAGGAAACAAACTCAGAACCTCTGCGATACCAATAGATACCACAGGTTGCGATATCTGATATCGGATTCTTCTCTGCAACTTCGGTGACAACTCCACGCGAATTTGTCTTAACAAAAGACCACTTGGGATGCACAGCATGAAAAGTAAAAACTACTGCATCGGCAGCAGTGAAGTTCTTGAGATAGTTGAAATTTTCTGAACTATATTCTATTATTTGGTCAGAATTTGCAATCAGTAAATCCTCATCATTGTTGATATATTCCTTGGAGAGCAATGCTGTACATGCAGCACCCTCTGTCAATCCATCAACCTCAACAACCTTGTATCTACCATTTGTTATTCTAGTTAGTGTAGTTCTTAAACCAGAATATTTTTCCAAATGTTCCTTTCTAACTAAAAAAATATATTCAGCATCAAAATCAAGATTCTCAACCACTCGTTGAATCATAGGTTTACCCTCAACATCAATCAATGGTTTAGGAAAAGTATATCCTTCTTTTGCAAATCTACTTCCTTCACCAGCCATTGGTATCAATATTTTCATACTTCACCTTTTATAAATTTTAAATAATTATTTTTAGTAACTTTAGTTGAATCTGAAACTACCCATAAATGTCCAACAATACTATTTACAGCAGATTCTATTCCTTTAGGAGAATCTTCTACTGCCAGACAATTTAATGGATTTACCCCAATATTATTGACCGCATAATTATAACAATCTGGATATGGTTTATTTTTTTTAACCTTCTCATTTGATATCAATAAATCAATATATGCAAATTGACCAGTTGCCATTAACATTTCTCTAGCTGTCTCTTCAATAGAATTGGTAACACATGAAATTTTAATATTTTGTGATTTCAAATATTCATGTAGTTCTATTTTTTCTTCCATTATCTTAGCATTATTTCTAATAAAATCAATGGTATATTTTTGTTTTTTATTATTAACAATTTCAATTTCATCATCTTCCATATTCAGCATTTTTAATTTAACTCTAGTTGGAAGTCCATTATATTTTGTCAAGTGTTCGTTTCGTTCTATTTGAGGATAACCTTCAGTTTTTAAAGCTTCGTTTAATGCATCGTAATGCCAATCACATGCATCAATTTTAATACACCATCCAAATCAAACAATACACACTCAATCTTTATATGGTCCATACAAATCCTCATAATAGTATTCACCGACACTAGGATACCAACTATATGGATAGTAATTCCATCCATATTTTACCCAATTCATTTCTATAAATTTTGGTAAAACTTTAAATACTTTATCTCTTATCTTTTGTGAAAAAATTCTAGCATCATCTTTTGGAGAATTCATCAAAAGATATTCTTTAAAATTATCCATATAAAATTGTATCTCTGGATAAAATTGTTTAAAATACATACTCCCAAGATAGATATTTTCTTGTAAAACTTTGGTAAAATCTGTGCAACCATTTCTATACATCACTTCTGGTTTTAGAGGAATATCGAATAATCTATACATATCCTCTCTATAACCCCAAAATAAATGGTCTTGTGGATGAAATGGAAACAGTCTATTCATACCTATTACAAATATATTACCTTTTCGTTTAGTACCATCTGAATATAAAATTTCACTTTCATCTATATGTTTATTGACAAAATTATTAATTTTTTCAATAGAAGTATTTGATATAATCTGGTCCGATCTAGTTTTAGCTACAATATCAGATGAACTTTTTTTAATACCTTCAAAAGAAGATACTATCTGATAATTCATAGTTTCAAAATGTTCGGGTGTAGATGATTTTACTACTTCAATATTGGAATCGTTCGATTCTATAGATTCATTATTCCATGTTGAAATTATAACTCTTTCAACAAAGGATAATTGTAAATATTGTTTAGCAGTATCATATGTTGTAGGATATATGGGTCCTTGTATTACGATATCCATTTTAATTATTTTTCCTCTTTAAAATATCAAATATATCTTGATGAACATAAAAATCATCACAGTTGGAACGATTGAAAAGAAAAACATATCCTTTTTCTTGTAAAAATGTTCTAGATTTATTTATTCTTTCAATTCCCGTTGAATTATCTAATGGACAATCTCTATAGCTATCGACTTCAAATGTAATAGTATTAAATCTATACTCATCAAATGGAATTTTGAATAAACATTCTAATGTAACTGAAGGTGGTTCCAAATCAATACTCAAGTAATCTATAACTTGAGGTGCATTATATTTTTTAAATAATTCAGAGTAATTAATAGTTAAGCAATCAGATATTACATAATTAGTATTTGGTCTATATTCTTCAAAATTTTCTTTTGAATTTGGGTCTAAACTAGAATGTTTTATATCAACTGCAATTCCAGTCCAATTGAAATATTTCTCTAAAACATAAGTATTGCTAATATATCTTGGTGGACCTGCACCCAAATCAACAAAAAAACCATTATTTTTACCACCAAGAGCATCTATAACAAACTTATCTTGACCAATTTGTGATGTCCATGTTATATTATTCATATTATTAATATCCAGAATAGGATTTTTCCTCTCTCATATTTGAGTTACTCAATTTATTGATTTTATTTTTAATACTGAATCTCATGTCATTTGTAATATACACGGAACGAGCAAGCTCAATAAATTCATCATCAAATTCTAACTTAGATTCTTTAATTCGAATTTTATCTTCTATTTTTATCCCAAAGTTTTTCATTTATTTGTTTTAGTTCTTTTATTTCAGAATCAAACAAATTTAAATAATTATTTTCATTTAAAGATAAAAGTAATGTATTTTTTTCTTTTATTACATTTACCAGCTTATTATCATCTTTTATTTTTTCAGATTTGATATCAAGTATAGTATATTTATCAATTAATTCACCAATAGATATTTCTACCATCATAAAATATATTTCCAATCTTTTTTATAGATGTTTTTAACATAATCAAAATTTGCATATTGAGTATTATATCCAATTTTTCTAGAATACAAATTTAATTTTCCACCAGTATTTAGAATTTCGACCAAATAACAAATAGATGTTTCTACAGTATGAATTTCCTTTGCGTTTTCCAATATCCAACTGTAATCAAATATATTGAATAAACTCATATATTCATGCTTGTTTTCTACAATTTTAACATTAGTGTTTATCACCATATCTCTTTTGTGGTGATTGGGAGGAGATGCGAAAATAGAATTAACAAAAATAAATTCATCACCATCAGAAATATTAAAATATTGTTTGCACTTTTCTTCTCTATCTTCAAATCTTTTAAAATTACAAAATTTTTGCCAATTTGAATAATCTAAACCTTTTATTAGAGAATATTTTACTCCTAAAAAATCAATAAAATCTCTCTTTATTTGAGCCGATTTATCAAATGGTATATAAAGATAGTTTTCGTCTAATATAATCTTGTCTTCTTTGTACACTTTTTTTACATCGTCAGAAAGTTCATTTTCTAAAATAAATTTAATTTTGTCATTTGTATTATATTCTTTTAAATATTCATAATGATTTATAATAGGCCAAATTATTTCATTATAACCAGATTCTAGTAAATAATTTGCTGCTTTTTGTAGAAAAAAAATATCACCAAGACCAGCAGTTTGTCGTATATAAACTTTTTTCATTTTTATCTTTGAGTTAAAGTTATTGTTGGATCAAACAAATACAGGTAAATAACAGATTTTATTCCGTATTCATTTTTAATCAATTTAGATTCATATAGTTTATCACAATAATCCGAATCCTCTGCATAATTTTTTTCAGGAAATCTAATCTGTCTAGCATATTCGGTTAAAACTGGATTAAGATGATTCAAAGGTCTAAATTGTACTCCATCTTTCTTAAAATGACCACCATTTATATTTGCATGGTTAAATTGCATTATTGATTTTCCTGAATGATAATACTGACCAGAAAAAGAAACTGCATCATATTGCTCTGTATCTAAAGCATACAAAATTTTAGAAAGATAATCATATGTTACCATATCATCATCATCAATGAAGCAAACATATTTTCCTTTTGCTGAATCTAAAACTTCATTTCTTTTTTGACCAACTGTTTTTATTTTATTATCACTATTAACAATAATTTCTACTCTATGATTAAAACTAATCAACATGCTTTCTGATAGACGTTGTAATAATCTTCTCAGAAGATCTTCTCTTTCTGGAACTGTTAGAATTCCAATAGTCAATAATATATCTTTTTTAGATGTTCTTTCATTGTAAACTTTTTCTGATAATTCACAAATTCGTTTTAACAAACATCTACCATATTCTTTTGCTTTTTTATAATTTACTTCAACATATGGTTTCATTTTTTGATATGTAGTTTCATCTATAGAATTTACAATTTTAAGATATTCTTCATAATTTTTAAAGTGCAAAATACCTCTTTTATCAAAAAATTCTTCAATATTCGGACAACCCCAATATACTGGAACTGTTTTTGTTAATAAACAGTCTATTAATTTTTCAGTAAAATAAGAATTTTCTCTACTACTTTCTACTGCTATACTAAACTGACAATCAAATAAACTAAGTTTATCATCATTTGGTACGAATCCATCATGTTTGGTAGTAGAAAAAATTCCTCCACCCAAACAAGAAAGAGTATCTGTAGGATATCGTGTACTAGAATAGAATACACTTGGTATCTTAACATCATCTCTACTATTCCATATTTTTTGTCTTAGATTATATCCAGACTTTCCTAAATGACTAGTAGTTAAAAACGAAACAGCAAATTTTTTGTCTAATCTTTGAATGGATGTCTCATCAAAAACACCTAGAGAATCATTATGTGCTCCAGATTTTTTATTTAACCATGTTCCCCCATATGGAAACAATACTGAGTTTGGTGTACTAGATAATACTTCTTCTTCTGTTGTTAGTATTAAATCATAATTAAAATAATTTTTAGTAATAACAGAATTGTGTTCTCTATTAAGAGAACTTGAAGGTTCATTTGAACACATGAATACTTTAAATGCTTTATTATCTTTAAATTTTACTAAATCAGGAATACCACTAACAAAGTCTCTATTTGGACTATTACTTTCTCCCATTCTAGAAAATTGAACCTCTAAAGTAAAACTAGTTTGTTCCAAATCAAATCCAAAGTAATCACCATTTACAACAATAACATCATGCATCATATATTTCCTACCATGTTAAATTTAATATTACTTTCAGAAAGTCCCATTTCTTTTAAAGACTTTTCCTTTGAATCACCATCTGCTATACCCATAGTTATGTATGGTTTCATACCATTGGGTGCATCTGTTCCTGGCCATATTGCGTAATTCATAGTCAAGACTCCAACTCTTAATTTTTGAATAAATGCAGGTAAAACTTCCACCAATAAAATTTCATGATCAAACACTTTAGGACCATTATTTTTTAAGTTTTCTTCACACTTATCTATCCAAAATTTAACAAACTCATAGACAATTGGAGTTTGATTCAAATAAATCGGAGATGCCTTTGGTTTTAATACATCTTTATGTGGAACAATAGATTGATATGCAAAAATTAAATCACAAAGATTTTCTTTATCATCAAAAACTTTAAGTTCATTGTGAATGGTTGAATCAACATCCATCCAAACAAATGGTTTTTTCTTTTCTTCCATCATTGCCAAAATAAATTTTGGTTTTGATATTGAGTTCAATGCAATTCTGTCTAAGTCGTTTTGCATGATCACTATAATATGTTCTATTGTCGATATCAGAATAAAAAGAAACAATTTCAGTTTTCATAACCTACTCTCTATTATCTTATATACACAATCATCTGCATTTTTAAGTGTCTTAACTCTTTCCATATTGTCTTTGACTGCATCAAGTTTACTTTCGTACAATTCTGGAGTTAGTTTACTAAAATCAAAGTCACTTGTCAAATTAATTATACCATCTTTATTGAAATGCTCATCTATGTCTGGAGTTCCCCAATAAACTGGTATAGTACCAGAAGCAAAACAGTCTGTTATCTTTTCCGTATAATATGTCTTATACGAATCGTTTTCTATTGCTAAAGAAAATCTATAAGGAACAATGGCTTCAGATTTATCTGGCCACGGAGAGGATCCAAACCCAAATCTTTTAGTGCCATTTGCACCTCCAAAAATATCCATTTGATTTGAATATTTTTCTGCTATCAAATGTCTAATAGCGTGACCAAATGTCATTTTCTTTGGAGAAGCAATAAGAGATATATTTTTTGTCTTCTCTGGAACTGCATTCAAATACGGTAACCACGGTAAATTACTACCTGCATATGAAAAAACAATATTGTCAAATTTACACATCTCTCTTTCAGATGTAATAATTAAATCAAATGTATTTGAAAGTTGTTCTAATTGATGTATCCATGCTTCTCTTGGATAACTTAAATGAAAAATTGCTCTGGATTCACAAACCCATGCAATTTTCTTTTCTCCTTCTTTCTTTGGTTCTTGTAAACCAAGAGCAATACCACGGTCAATATAAACCTTTACTGGGTTATCATCATCTGTCCATCTGAACAGTTCTGGTAGTTTATTTGAGCAAGAAGAATACTGAACCGGAAACGGAGCACCTATCGCTTGAATCATATTCATAAAAATCACCTTCCTATATGGTATTTAGGTACGAGTTCCCAGTCTCCCTTCTCCTTATGTGAAAGAATCTTTAAACGAGCAAGACTTAATTGTTTTTCATATTCTGTAGGATCTACGGCATCTAATAGACCCCAGTCTACGAGAAGTTTAACAATCGTATTTCTTCTCATCTCGTCTTCTTCGCTGATATCGCTCTCTAGTCCGTCCATCAAAAACATTTCCTTGAAATGCATAATGGCATACCTACCGCGTTTATGTAGAATATGACAAGACTGGTATAGTTTCTTTTCGTGCTTGGAAGAGACACCCAAACGGGTTAGAGTCTCCTTTACCTTAAGGAAGTCCTCTTTATTCTTTAGTGTCACTTCAACACCCAATCCCTGAAAAATATCATCATCAATTTCCATAATATCTCCGATTTTATCAATATTTATAAAAACGGGGATTTTAAATAAAAAACCCCGCTTTCGCGGGGTTCTTCTAGAAAAAAGTTGTATCTCAGTTAGTCACTGTAGATGGACAAGATGGACAAGCATCCTTTGGCTTGCAGCAGGAATTAACCTTGTTCTTGATGCATGAAAGACCCTCATCCACGCGATCAACTCGTCGTTCAAGATCACCGATGTAATCCCAGTTGTGCTTTTCGTCTAGACGAGCACGAAGAGTATGGTTGTCATATGCAAGAAGAACAATGCTGAGTCCTGCGAAGCAAGAAACAACATTAAATTCAAAACCTGCGAAGTGAAGAACTACTGAGGTAAAAAGTGCGATGAACGATAGAAAACGATAGCTAAAACTCATTGTAATATATCTCCTATAAATTGGGAATCGAAGATACTGCAAATCAAGTGGTACTAGTTGTGTCTTTGTTGGTCTGGACATAATTTATAACCTGATTTATAGCATCAGCAATCTGATCAAGTTTCTTATTTTCCAAGAGGATGTTGACCTTGATCTTATCAACCTCTCCCTTTAACGAATTTAAAAGTTGTATTTGTTCTTGTGTTAGCATTATGAAAGTAAAAGTACACTCCAATTGATATCATAGCTTCCTGGACCAGATGATTCCTGTATATTAATAGTAAATGTATTTAATCTGAAAGGGATATACTTCAATAATGCTGGGGTCTATAAATAGCACTTCCTGCTCCGGTGCCAACGAATACTCCAAGTGGCTCACTCCATTCATCTATTTCTAGATTTTGTAAAGATAATTGTAAATCAAATTCTACTCCAGCTGGATTATCAATATATAATGCCAATAAAATAGAAGAATGTTTATACGAACTAACATCTACATTAAAAGACTTATTTGTTCCGTTATAAGTAAATTCTTCTGTACCAGATGTACATCCTAAAGGATGAAATTGTTTATCCTCATAAGACCATAATAATGGTAAACTGTTATCAGTTAACGCGGTAAACATTACATTAAAAGCATTATATTAAGTATCTGAGTAGAACTCACAACACTATGTAATCTTAAAGGAAAATAAAGTGCTCCAGTATTTTGCTGTATAAGAAACTTAAAATTATCTGTACCAGTTCCATCCGGTTTCATAAATTTTAAAATAACAGTGGCCGCGGCGGCCCCTGTATTTGAAAGTAAAAACGCTTTATGCTTATTAATTGTTGTTACCGCAACTGCGGCAGAACCACTAATTCCTTGTACTGGGTTAAAATTCATAGACTTTCCTTTCTACTATTTATGTCCACCAGTATTTAGGTGAGACTTAATTTCCTTAATTTGTTCATCAGAAAACAAATGAAGAACTTGTTTTGCCTTTTGGGAGGAATATCCATAATATTGCTTTATTGCGTCAATATCCTTGTTTTCTTCCTGCTTATGCCACTTACTGAACCGACTTCTACGAGAGAGTTTATTCCGTAAATAGTCATATTGCATCTTTTTCTCAAGATGCGGCATCATATTCATCTGATTTGCATAAAATACGGTGTCTGGAAAGTAGGATAGACAACGATTTGTTACAAACGGCAGATATCCGTAAATAGTCATATTGCATCTTTTTCTCAAGATGCGGCATCATATTCATCTGATTTGCATAGAATACGGTGTCCGGGAAGTAGGATAGACAACGATTCGTCACAAACGGCAGATAATCCTTCTCCGCAAGGGGATCTTCTCTGACAAGATCCTTCTTGTTGTAATTAATAGAATTAAGAAAGTCACCTAGAGATGGCATCACTTAAACTCACAACGCATCATTAATTCGGTCATACACGCTACTAGATTGATTTCCTGATCTGCTACGAAGGAAGACTTGTATTGGTACTCTGCAAGCACCAGAACCGCTTCAGGGATGCTAGGAGCGGTTAGGAAGTCATACATGCTGTCATACACCCTCCTGAAGATCTCTGTTTGAGAGTTGTCTAGGTTCATTACAACCCACTTCCGTACCCCTGCAAAGTCCTTGGTACGCATAGAGGTAACAAGTGCCTTCATATCGACTTCTGGGGGTATACCCTCGTCAATTGTGCCGGAAACTGAATATCTTTGGAGTTCATTCAGAATTCGTCTAAAATCTGGGAAGTGCTTCGCAATTAGCTGTGCTAAAACGGCAGAGTCCTTGACTTTTACTCCCTCATTCTCCAAAATATGATTGATCCTGCCGAGCATCTTCAATGCCATTGCAGGCTTTTCCTTTTGTGGAATCTTGAACTCAATACAGGTGCAACGAGAGTGAATCGGTTCAATGATTCGACTCTTGTAGTTACAAGTGATAATGAATCTGCAATTGTTAGAAAACTCTTCGATTGCGCCACGGAGAGCAGGTTGAATGCTTTGTGCATTTGAATAGTCAAAAAA